TGACACTCTAACCCAAATTAAAGCCAACATCACTAATTTTTTCAATACTAGACCAGGTGAAAGAAGATTTAACCCTCAGTTTGGAACAAAATTATATAACTATCTATTTGAACAAAATATTGAAGGATTTGATGAAATTTTAAAGAATGTTATTAAAGATGACATGAATTATTGGTTTCCAAATGTAATTGTAAATACTGTATTTTTAGACATTACAACCGCCCAAAAAAACAAGAACACTGATAATTATATAATAAACATAAAAATACAATTTACGGTAAACAATCAAACTGATGTACTTGGATTAACTGTAACAAGCAATTTATAATAATATGGCAGAAAAACAACCAAAATCCTTTCAACCTCTTAATAAAGATATCAGATATCTTAATAGAGATTTTGCGTCATTTAAAGCTGGTTTGATTGAGTTTTCAAAGAACTATTTTCCTAAAACTTACAAAGATTTTAGTGAAAGTTCACCAGGTACAATGTTTATTGAACAAGCCTCATATGTAGGTGATGTATTATCATACTATATTGATTATCAGTTTAAAGAATCATTGATGCCATATTCTGAAGAACGTAAAAATGTAATTGCGTTGTCTAAATATCTTGGATACAAAACTACTCCAACTAAATCATCTATAACTGAGATTGAATTATTTCAATTGATTCCATCAAAGGTTGATGCTGATGGAAATTATGTACCTGATGAAAAATATTGTTTGTCAATTAGAGAAAACATGGAGTTAATAAATAACTCTAATCAAAATTTTATTATAAGCGAACCAGTAGATTTTTCAGTTGATACTAGATTTTCTCCTAGAGAAGTTAGTGTGTACTCCAGAGATTCATTGGGAGTTCCACAATTTTTCTTGTTAAGAAAAACCGCTAAAGCATTTGCCGGCAAGATTGTAACTAAGAATTTTACTGTTGGTGCTGCTACTCCATACTACAAGATTGTATTGGAAGAAAAAAATGTAGTCAACATAATTTCAGTTATTGATGAAGATAACAATAAATGGTATGAAGCTGACTATTTGGCACAAGATGTAATTTTTACTGATGTAGATAACTCTCAAGTTACTGATGAAAATTTCTACGTCTACAAAGCAGAAGTATCAAAGATTATAAAATCATTGAAGACTTCAAGAAAGTATATAACTAGTATTACTGCGGATAATACAACTTACTTAGAATTTGGTCCTGGTTTAGATAATTATTCTGATGAAATAGTTTATCCAAATGCTTCTATTGTTGGTATTGGATTATCAAATATAAGAAATACTGATATTTCATTGGATGGAAGCAATTTCTTAAAAACAAATACATTTGGAGCTGCTCCGGCAAATACAGTTTTAACTATTAATTACATAATTGGAGGAGGGTCACTTTCAAATTGTAATGCAAATGAAATTACTAGAATTAGTTCATATCAATTGTTGAATGATGCAACATCTTTAAATCCGAATGAACAAACATTATTTAATACAGTACAACAAACTTTAAGAGTAAATAATTATACTGCTGCAGTTGGTGGTGCAGATGAAGAATCAGTAGATCAAATCAAACAAAATGCTATTTTGAATTTTACCACACAAAATAGATCTGTAACTAAGGATGATTATTTGATTAGAACTTATGCAATGCCACCAAAATACGGTTCAATTGCTAAAGCTTATATAACATCTGATACAGATTTGGTGTTGAATTTGAAAAATGATGTATCTGGATTTGTAGATTACAATAACAATACTACAGACACAAATAATTCAGTAGATAATTATTTTAGAAAAATTAATTATGATGTAACTAATCCATTTTCAGTTAATTTGTATGTTCTTGGATACAATGAAAACAAAAATTTAACACAAATTAATGAAGCTTTATTTTATAACATAAAAGAATATTTGAAGAAGTATAGACTTCTAACTGATGGTGTAAATATTATTGACGGATATATTATTAATATTGGTGTAAATTTTAAAATTTTAACATACAACAATTATAACAAAAAAGAAGTGTTAAATAATTGTATTACTAAAGTAAAAGACTTTTTTGATATTGACAAGTGGAGTTTTTCACAACCAATTAATTTGAGTCAATTGGAACTAGAAATTGCAAGAGTAGAAGGTGTACAATCTTTAACAAATGTTGAAATTGTAAACTTAACTGCTAAAGATGGTAACTATTCACCACATGAATATGATATTTTATCCGCGACAAAGAATAAAATAGTATATCCTTCATTAGATCCATGTGTTTTTGAAGTCAAATACCCTGACATAGATATCAAAGGAAACGTAGTATAATATGCATACATTTTTATATCCACAAAAAGATACATACATAACCAATGAAATTGGATATGCCAACAAAAACTTTGGTATTGATGAAATTTTGGAGTTAAGATCTTATCCACACGTTAAAAAAGATTTATTGTTATATCAATCTGCATCTTTAACTGCGTCTTTTTATGATCGTTACGTGGCGGGATTTTCTGGATCTGTTAGTGCTTCAAATTTAGATGGTGGTACCTCATATGGATACGGTGATTTAAGATTTCATAGTTCTGCATCTATTACATTTACTGGATCATTGCTTAGTAATGCAAGTGGAACAGGTAGCTTTACTGGCTTGTTTATTGGATCACCTTTCTACGGATATTCAACGTTGAACGGAATTAACTATGGTGAATTTGGACCACAAAACGTAGTTTTAACAAACGTAAGTGGTACAATAAGTGGTTTTAGTGGAAGTTTTTCTGGTAGTATTATTGAACATGATTTTCCTATTGCTGAGTTCAATACATTGATTGGTAATTTTACAGGATCAATTTATAATGTAACTGGAAGTGTACGTGATTTTACAGGAGAAATATATGGTTACGCAGTAGGTTCACAGAGCTTATATGTTCCTTATACAGTATATACTGATGTTCCTGATTATAGTAGAATTTTGATTAGATTTGATTTGAATACTATTTCAGCATCTATTGCAAATAACTCAATAAACAACAATGCAAAGTTTAATTTAAAACTAAAAGCATCTAGTGTAAGTGAAATTCCTGTAGATTATATAGTTTACGGATATCCTATAAGTCAAAGTTGGACTATGGGAACTGGTAGATACTCAACAGGAGGAAATTTAGTAGGTGCAAGTTGGAATTACAAAAATTATGCCGGAGACAGTGGTTCTTTATGGTTTGATGTAAGTGATAGTCCAGTACCAAATACATCATCATTTGTAAATGAAGGAGGTACATGGTATGAAACGGTACCGCCAACATATCAATACAAGTCTTCATCATTCTGTTTGAATGTTACAACTGGTAGTTCTTTGATTTGTTCACAATCATTTGATTATACAACATCTGATATCAATATGGATATCACAAATATTGTTAAAGGATGGTTATGTGGATGTGTGCCAAATGAAGGTATAATTTTGGTAAGTTCACTTGAAACAGTTGCAACTAATGGAATTGATAGCACAATCAAATTCTTTAGTAAAGAAACTAATACAATTTATCAACCTTATATTGATATTTCATGGGATGACAGTGTATATACAACAGGAAGTATGGTTCCTTTAACTGGAATTATACCATATACAGTTGTAATACAAAATCTATCAAAAGAATATAAGTTTGGAAACATTCCAAGAATTAATGTATTTGCTAGAGAAAAATATCCATTGAAGAATTTTATAAAGGGATATCAACAAATTAGTTATTTGAGCTCAAGTTTGTTGCCATCTGCATCTTATTATTGTATCAAAGATAATGAAAGTGAAAACATTGTAATTGATTTTGATGATAATACAAAACTAAGTTCTGACGGTAACATTCATTACTTTAAAATAGACACAACTGGTTTGCCTGTTGAAAGATTTTATAGAATTTTAATTAAAACAACATTTAATAATCAAACTGATATATTTGATAATGGTAATATATTTAAAATAACAAGATAATTATGTCATACCAAAAAGAAATTGAGGATTATGTTAACAATGGCACCTATGATTATAAAGTTGATTCTTTTGGAAACTTTACAATTGATGCCAACAATCCTAGTTTTAATTCTGAGTATATTTCTTTTACATTGAATGATTTTGTTTATGATTCTAAAAAAATTGAACAATTGAATCAAGTTACATTTCAAGAGTTTATACCTACAGTACAGTCTAATACGGTTATTGATATTAATATGAATGATATATTTAATCAACCTACAGATAATGATCCTGCAGTTAATAAACTAGCAATCACAACTGAAAATGCAGATGAAATTCAATATATTATACAAAAGTTACAATCTGAAAGAGATGACGCAAACAAGAAATTAAATGATATAATTTCAAGACTTGAACCACAATGAATTTTCCATATCCAACAGTAACAAATTTTACATCAAGTGTTAACACCGCTTATTATTTTAATGAGACGGATGTTAGTGTATATAACGTAAACACAAACATAAGTGAAAGTTTCTTTGGTAAATCAGAGAAAGACGTAGTAGAATTTTCTTATTATAATTTAAGTGGGGTACAAAATGGATGGACGTATAAACAACCAAAAATTATTTATATATCAGATGTAGGAAGTTATACAGACGTTGATTATAAAAAAGTAAATTACTCATACAGAAAAACAAAGACTGATTATATCAGTTATAAAAATAACTTTTTGATTGATATTCAATCTGATTTTTCTTCATCAAATGTATTTGACGGTCAACATGTTGCATCTTATAACTTTCTAAGAAACGTTGCGGGTAATCAATCATTTCCATTAATCATTTCTGAAATTTCTCCATCAAGAACTGAATTAAAATTGGTGCCTGCTTTCAATAAAGTACCAAAAACAGATGAAGAGCTATATCAAAATTTGTACTATGAATCATTTATTAGAAAATTAGTATTGGTAAATGACATCACTGATACATTAAATTCACAATTGTTTAATTATAACTGTGATTCTACATATAAGTCTACATTACAAACTTCTCCAGAATCAGTAAATACATTTAAAAAATCATTTGGTTTTAAGAGTGATCAAGATGCAATAACTTTTATAAATAACGTTTATAACGGCGTTGATTCTTCTACAATTGAATTGTTTAATAAAATTACATTCAAGAATTTATTTGGTGTTAAGAACTTTATAAAGTACTGGTTATACACATACTCAAAGAACATAATTACATTTGATGATTTATATGTACAACTCAAGTATATTGTACAAAAGGAATAT